AAAGCTCCACTCAGATGTATTGGGCCGTCTTATGCAGATTTCGATTCAGAATCCATGTTTATAGATGCCGCAGCTACCTATGGCACAAATTACCTGGTACTTGATGTAATCAGGCTTGATTTAAGCGTAGCCGGACAGGAGTATGTAGATTTCAAATTTAACATAGACCACTTTGCTCAGGCGAGAGCGTAAAGGGAGGTGATATAAAATGGCGGACGTAACTACATCGTCTCAATTACAGAGACTACTCGATAAACGACTTCGTGAAGTCGCCGATTTCGATAAGTTGTATAAAGATTTAAACCCGATGATACCGACACTATTCAGGATGCTGGATTCAGATGCGGCATTTGAGGAGTTCTATTCAGTCGGGTCCTTACCAGACCATCAGAGGTTCACTGGCAAGATTCCGTTTGTTAACAGGAATCCAGGGTATCACATCAAAATTGAGCCTTACGAATATGCTCTCGGTCGTCAGTTGGAGCGAAAGTTCCTCGATGACAAGAAATATGGCGTATTCGATGATGAGGCCGTATCTCTGATAAACTCTGCCGGTCGAACAATGGAGAAAGAAGCTGCAGGAGTATTTACCGGAGCGTTTTCTACAGCGTTTCAGTATCAGAATAATGAGGAAGGTATTGCACTTTGCGGGTCTCATAAAACAAAGTCAGGGACTTCTACAGCGTCAGGGTTCTCAAACTCTGGCACATCGGCAATGAATAAAACATCAGTGGCGGCAACGAGGATACTGATGAGGCAGTTTAGGAACGATGTCTCGGAACGTATTGAGATGTCTGATAACTTTGCACTGATCCCCCCTGATGCACTTGCGGATGCAGCCTATGAGCTTGTCAATACCCCTAAAGGTATGGACTCCGCTGAAGGTAATGTCAATCCACAGTATAAGAGATACAAGGTTATCCCTTATGCAAGACTGGATGATTCAGATACAAATAACTGGTTTATGGTTAACATGGATTTAATGAAAAAGGCACTGGTCTTTATCAGCAGGATTAAACCTGAGACAAGGACACAGATAGATTTTCATACCCTTGTCACCATGATTTCCAGTTACATGCGGTTTGCTGTAGGAACTACGGAGTGGCGTTGGATTTATGGACACAACGTAACTTAATTTAACCCTCCTGCCGGCGGGGTAGAAATATCCCGCTGGCAGGTAACTATTTACTGGTTGGAGGTAAATAAATGTCTAATTTTAATCATGGAGTAAAATCGTTTGGTGTGCCTGTACTCCCAGGCATAGGAGGCAATGTATACACTGGCAATGTATATTTTGTCAGCAGCACAAGCACTACACGGTCAGATAGTCCATCGGCTGGCACAAAGGATGCGCCATTTGCATCAATTGATTATGCAGTAGGCAGGTGTACCGCAAGTAATGGCGATGTCATTATTGCTATGCCTGGACACATAGAGACTGTGGCTGTTAATGATGGTTTGGCGATAGATGTTGCAGGGATTACCTTTATCGGCGTTGGCAACGGGTCACTCAGGCCGACCATAAACGTTACTGTGACTACGGCAGACGTAGAAATATCCGCGGCCAATACGACCATGTGTAATTTCCTTATTACGGGTGGTGTTGACGTCATTACCGGAGTTATCAATATAGCTGCCGCAGACTGCACATTACTTAACATTGAGACACGGGATGTTACCGGTCAGGCTACAGACTTTATCGTAACCACCGCTGCTGCAGATAGGCTCAAGATAAGCGGCTGGATACATAACGGTGCTACCGCTGCCGGAGCGGATACCGCTCTTTCCATTGTCGGCGGAGATGGTATTGTCGTTGAGGACTTCTCTATTTTCGGTAATTTTGCAGTAGCGGCGATAGAGAATGTGACCACCGCAATGACCAATGCAACCATAGGCGGCGGGCCGGGTATTAACTATATTCAGAATGGTTTGGATTCCACTACACCTGTAGCCATTACTTTAGTAGCAACGTCTACCGGTCATGTCGGGCCGAATATCAATATCCGTATCGGACTGGATTCTACATCCAATACCATAAACATTACAGAGGCAGTTGTAGGTGCAGCTATGCAGATGTTCCTACCTATCAATATTTGTAACTTGGGTGGAGAAGTTGCTATGGCCACGAACATCGTTGCCAGCACGGATGCTTAGTAGTATGTAATTTATGTCAGGGGGTCTGTCTATGGCAGGCCCCTATATTAAACAGGAGGTTTTTTATGGCAACAGACAGTTTGGAGTTCTTCGGTAAGGTTGACAAAGACAAAGATGGCAATGTAGGCTCCCCATTTCCTGCATGGTATTTTGAGAGCAAGATAGATACCATGAAAGAGACTATACAGCAAAGGGAACGAGCATTGGAACGTGGAGATATACCGCCGGATTATATCTACCAGACAAGGGAAGATTTAAAACGTGACAGGGAGCGGTTGGACAGTATTGAATCATCTAAACCAAAGTTAAATGATTCTCAGTCTGATTCACTTGGTAAGGCATACAAGAACCTGTCAGAAGGTATCAGCGAATCCATGTTTACCCGTGACGATATGCAAAGAGGTTTTGCCGATGCGCATGAGGAAGCACGCAGGATGGTAAAGCCTTGCATTAAGGTTGACCCTGAACTTGCAAGGAAATGCGGGATAGATACAAAGGATGGCATGGTTAGCCGTAACGATGCGTCAGTTATCTTAAAGATTGTCGGTAAGTCGTTAGGTGAGGAAACCAATGTAGAACGACTCAGGAGAATTAAGTAATTGGATGGGTACACCTTACTTAGAGAGCTTAGAGTCTTATTGGGTGAGCCGTCAAACGGGTCATTCTTGGATGACAGGACTTCATATGATTGTCTGTATGAGGCGGCAAGAGAGTTATGTCAGAGAACAAGAGCGCTAACTGCAACTCAAACGATAACCACAGTTGCCGAGCAGACGACTTACAATCTCAATCCTGATTTCCTGTCGTTATATCTTACTGATGATGAGAATGATTATATCATAAAATATAATGACGGCTCATCCAATACATTTCTAAGGCATAGGGCTTATGACGCTATAATACTTGGCGATAATACTACATCTCAATCCGTCCCTGATCAGTTTACACTTGTAGACGCATCCGGCATATCTCAATTAACAGGCACAGCAACATCTACGGCAGCGGCATCTAATGGCGAGGCGACATTAACCGATACGGCAGCATCGTTCACCAATGTAGCCGCCGGTGATTATGTCCATAACTTAACTGATGGCAGTCATGGCGTAGTGGTATCAAAGACCTCTTCAACAGTCCTTGTGTGTGCATTATTCGATGGTACAAACAACGATTGGACATCGGCGGATTCGTATATCATCACATTTAATGGCAGGTTTGCTTTACTCCTTGACCCTCCTCCATCTACTGCAAGCCATACGATTACGGTACAATATATTCAAATGCCGACACCTGTATATTCACCTTACAAGGCGTACAGGTTCGCTCCTGATTACAAGGAAGCACTTGTCTACTATGCGGCATTTAAGTATAAGTACCGTGATCGTGAGCCTGATTTCGGCGATAGGTTATGGAAACATTTTGATGCAAGAGTTCGAGGTATTACCAGAGATACCAGACAGGCAAAAGTTCAAGGTGGATACAGGGTAAACTTTATTAAGCCTGCAAACCGTTCAGGAACGAGGAGATAATGTTGTGGCAGATAAAGAACGTAATCCCGTTCCCATACCATTAACCGGCAGATGGCGGACGAGTGTAGACGGCACGCAGCTATCTGAAGGCGATTTTCAGGTACTCACCAATATGCGTTATACCAATGCAGGCATAAGGTCTGTATCCGGTATGACGAAGATCAATACCACAGTTACTGCACTTAACTCATACCTATTATTCCGTGCAGGTCATCATTTCACAAAAGATGAGCCTACTGAATCCCATGTACTGATTCAGGCATGGGATAGCGGGGAGACGGCATCTAAAATATACCGTAACGATACAGCTATTCCATCTCAGGGCAACTTCAATTCTACGGCATTATATACAGAAAGCACAGGCGCAGGTATAGGTACATTTTCCAATGCTCCCGATGGATGCGTAGCCTATTGTAACGGCAAGGAGTCTTTAATCTGGGGTGGCGATGAATACCGTTGCGGGGCGTTCTTTAACTTTAATCCCGATAACTCGTTTGTATATAATTATTCCGAGGCGGTAAGTAATACGCTGCAATCTACAGGTAATACGGCATTACTTAAAAGAGTGTCGGCGACACTTGATAGCAATACCATGCTGCTGCTTCATTTCGATGGCAATTTCACGGATTCATCTCCCACTACTCCACATACGATAACCGGTAATGGCAGTATTGCCACAGATACAGGAACTAAGAAGTTTGGGACAGCTTCATGTAAATTCGCAACCGGGGGAGGACAATATTTAACTATACCAGATGATGTAGACTTTGTTTTGTCCGATGGTACATGGGCAATAGATATGTGGGTTTATTTTAGTGATGTTGGTACAACGCAAACCTTGTATTATCAACAAACAGACATCAATAATTGTATGGCCGTATACCTTACAGGAGGGGCTTTAGGTAATATAAGAATGGAGATAGTGGCCGCCACTGTTGTCGTTGTTGAGGTATATACGGCATATGAAATAACAATAAATCAATGGTATCATATTGAAGTTGTAGAAAATGGCGATAATTTTTATATATTTATAGATGGAATTCAGAGAGCATATACAAGTGATACAAGTAGAGCGGTTGATTATACCGGCTTAATCTATATAGGCAGAAACCCTAATCAGACAATTTATGACTTAGGTGTCACATCTAATGCCTGGCTTGATGAATTCCGTGTATCCAACAACGCACGACACACGGCAAACTTTCTGCCTCCACAGGGTGCATATGGTAATAATACCATTACGTATGTCTATATCGGCTCTACGAGGCCATTAGCAGGCATAAAGTTCTATATTAAAACCGCCAATGCCACAGCATCACCAGACGCCACAGTATCTTACTGGGATGGCACATCATGGACTACGGCAGGTAGTATTACAGATGGTACGGTATCATCTGGTAAGGCACTTGCAGTAACAGGTAGTCTGGCATTTACTTCAACGGTATCCACCGCAAAGCCTAAAATACTTTATAATATCGCCGCCTACTGGTATCTCGTAGCATGGACAAGTATAGACCAGAATGCGGAGATTTATTATACTACCCTTGACACCCCCATGCAGCCGATTGTAGATATATGGGATGGAATAAAAAGGCAGGCTTACGCCTTCTTTAAATATGTCGGTACTACTTATACAGACCATATCTTTAACATTATCGGGGATACATATATTGATGCTGATACGACTACGTATGTCGAGTTAGACTCTCTTGCGACATCGAGTTATGTATTAGCAGGATTCGCAGAGCCGATGATGGGGGTTCAATTACATCTTGTCCCTGGTCATGTGAACACTACCGCTAATACACTTGTTACGGTTTCGTATTGGAGCGGTTCGGCATGGGTATCAGTCGGCACAGTGGATGATGGCACAAAAGGTACATCTCAGAGCTTAAACAAAAGTGGCAATATTACATGGCAGGCTATTGCGAAGGGTACAGAGCAGACTACGACTATATCCACAAACGATACACCGCTGTACTACTATAAATTAGCTTTTAGTCAGGCATTATCGGCAGATGTGCAACTTTATTATGTCGGCGGCATACCGGCACAAAAACAAATATCTAATTATAAATTCCCGGTATCGTTTCACAACAGACTTTGGCTTTGTTCAGACCAGTCAGGGCAGAGAAATAAAATTACTCCATCAGGAACAAGTACCGTCAGTGTATTTAACGGTTCGGATACAGCAGATTTTTTCTTGGGTGACAACACGGATATTATTGCCGGTGGATCGCTTTATACAAGGTTCGGTTCATCGTTATACGAAAACCTGATATTGTGTAAGGAACAGGAAACATGGCTAATTGACGGCACATCCTTAAACACTTATGCACTGTATAAGATTTCAGACCAGTACGGTTGCGTGGCAAAGGATACGTTTAAGATCTGCAACATTGGCTTTGAGATTGCTCAGGGGATAAACAAACACGTGGCTATCTGGCAGGCCGCAGGAGCTATTGTTATATTCGATGGTTCAAGTGTTATGCCGATACATGTCGATATTGAAAACGTATTTGACCCTACGAGTTCAACCACAATAAACACGGCAAAGATACATAAATCAACAGCTTTCTATGATGAGGCAAAACGTGAGTATCATTGGTTATGGGCAAGTGGCAGCAATACAACGCTTAATAAGGAATATGTCTTTGACCTTATGCGTCGTAAATGGTTCGAGATTGACAGAAGTACGGGTGAATATCTTCAATTAGGTATCCCTGTCACAGATAGTAACGGTTACAAATACGTGTACGGCGCAATAGATACCGGATACTTGGAACGCTTAGAATATGGCACTACATTTGACGGCAATAATATCGTGTCGCAATTCCAGACACCTGACATACCTTTAGGCGGATGGAATAATGAGACCATGCTAAGAATTGTACGAATGATTGCTAAATCTAAGGCTACGACTGTAAATAGTATAGCAATGACACATTACGGCGATATGGCAAACACAGGTACGTCCATTGGGAGCTTTTCCGTTACTGATACAACTCATCGGGTGGTAAACAATATGAAGTCTATCAATACCGGCCCGCATACGTTCCATAGCTTCGCTTGCAGTATGACGACAAGTAATGAGAATGTAGGGTTTGAACCTATTGGGTTAGAGGTGTTTTGGAAACACGTCAGAGAGAAGATATTATAAGGAGGCATTATGGCAAACATAGCTGTGGATCCCTATTACTATTCAAGCAGAATGAGGGAATTGTCAGGTCAGAAGGAGCTTACTACAGGTAGAGGGTTAACTCAGCCTGAACTGGAAGCGATACTCAATGCTGAACTATCTGCAAGGTATACGGCAGAGCAGGGCAGGCGGCAGCAGAAGATGCAGGAGCGAGCATTAGACATACAGGAGCAGTCTGCTGAGGATCAGGCGGAAGCGGCTAAATTAAGCGGATATGCGCAGTTGGGCGTAGCAGGTGCATATGTGGGAAGTAAGGTTCCAGCGATAGCTGACTATGGCAAGAAAGCAGTTAATTGGGTAACGGGTGCAACACCGGCAGTTACCGCAACGGAAATGGCGGCAACTAAGGGAGCATTGGCAAGCACGGCGGCAATAGACCCTGCTACAGGTCTTATGACCACTGGTTATGGCGGCATGACTGGCCCCGCCCCAATTACGGCAGGTGGAGTTGCGTTAACGGGAGCTGCTGGTTATGCAGGCGGCAAAGCCGGAGAATATATCGTTAAGCAGACCCCGATAGAAGAAATAACCCCGTGGGGAGGCAAGAAGACTGAAAGCGTTATGGGAGGCATAGGCGGCGGAGCGGCGGCAGGAGCGGTGGCAGGTTCAATAATTCCAGGAGTTGGTAACGTTGTTGGAGCAGTTATTGGTGGCATTGTCGGTGGATTAAGTTCTCTATTTGGATGGTAGTAAGGAGGAATAATTATGGGAAACTTTGTTGAGGCATTGGGGCGGAGTCAGGCAATAACACAGGCCATTACAGGTATACAAGGGATACAGCAAAATGAGCTTGCTATACAAAATAGTAAAATGCAGCAGGCTATTAACGAACATACATACAAAAAGGCAATGGAAGCAGAAACAGAGGCCAACAGACTTGTTCCTATGGATCAGATATTAAATCAGTTAGAGCCAGAAGTTAAAGATTTCTGGATAAAATCATTACAACCGTATCTTAAAAATGGTGAAAGTGGTGGTCTTTACATACCGATGAAACACAGTGATCAGGTTAAAAATATCGTGCATGATGAAAATTTTAACATGCAAACTGATAAAATAACATTAGATGCTTTAATTAAAAAAGAAAAACTATTGCAGACTCAAAAAGCACAAATGTTACAACCAGATACAGAAGGAAAAGCACAAAAACAAGACAAGGATGCTATGGTAGCAATAGAGCAACAAATAACTGACATTCAGAAACGAAAGACAGAACTTGACCAGGCATTAGATGTATTCGGACGCAGGAAAAAGGAACGTGAAGACTTTACCTTGCAACAGGGAGAAAAAAGGTTCTCCGGTACAGGTACTGAAATTGCTACTGGAGGAGTGAAGCCAACAGAATTGCCATATAAAATAGGCGGGCGACATACATTCACAGGTAAGGATGGTAAATCCTACGAGGGAACATTCAAGGGGCTTACGAATACCAATGAGCCGATTTTTGAGAATGCAACGGAAATAAAAGGTAAGCCTGTGCAAACAGAACTTAATCCTTATCAGAAATTCTCAGCAGGACATCAATTAAGGAATGAAATAAAAGCCAATCCATATATTAAGGATTATCAGGATGTATCGCAGAAATATACAGTCATGCAGAGAGCATTAAAAGAGTCTCAGACAAGCAAGACACTGGTGGCAGTTGATCAGGCATTAATCACGCTCTTTAATAAAATGACAGACCCGACATCCGTAGTAAGAGAAAGCGAATATGCAAGAACACCTGAAGATATGGCTATATATAACAGGATTCAAGGTAAGATAGATAAATTAAGAACTGGCGGCGCAGGCATGACAGCCGATGAGCGTAATGCACTGGTTAGGATGGCGCAAAACTTCATGGAAGTTTATCAAGGCAATTACGACCAGACAATTACAGATTATGAGGAACTTGCAAATCAGTCAGGACTTGACCCTAAAGTTATTGGAATACCATATGAGAGGAAAAATAAACAAATTCAGGTAAAAGATAAATTGAAACAAAAATATGGGTTGGAATAATTATGGCAGAACAAGATTTTCAAAAATGGTATAAAAATTGGTCATCTAAATTAGGTCTTAATCCAAACCCTGATGATCCTCGACATCAATATGATTATCGTGCAGCTTATAAATCAGGCGCAATTCCTAATGAAAGTAATCATTGGCCATCAGAATTTAAAAAGGAAGGACATCCCAATAGGTTTGTGAATAGAATGGATACAATAACGGGTCAGTCAAGTCCAGATACTGCAAAAATAAAACGTAATATTGCAAAAATGATAGATGCTAATGCACCTGAATCAGATATTGATGCTTATGTGAAATCAGAAGGAATAACACCGCAACAATTACGGGATACAACGCAAGGCACACAAGAAACTAAGCCTGATAGTTTGGGCAAGAAAATATATCAGGGTGTCGTCAGTCCGGTGGTGGAAGCAGGTGGAGCTATAGCGGGTGGGATTGTAGGTTCAGGTGTTACCCCTATTGCTGGAACTGTTATCGGTGCAGGTTTAGGTTATGCAGGAGCAAGGAGACTTACTAAAGGCGGTGGAGTAATGTTGGGCTACGAAGAACCTGAAACGCCAACTGAAGCATTAACAGAATTTGCTAAAGATGTTCCTGTGGGGGCGGCTTATGAAATGGGTGGGCAAGTAATAGGTAAAATAGCTCAACCTATTGGTAAAGGTGCTAAATGGTTGGGCAGAAAAGCTGGTGAAACTGTAGGAATATTGGAAAAACCTGCATCTGTCGCAAAAACCGGAATCATGCCTGAACCCTCTAAAAGATTAGCGGGTAAAGTATACGATCAATTCACAGGAGAATCACGGGGGACGGTATTAACACAACCTCAAATTGAACATAATATTAAGGTAGCTAAAGAATTGCAAGGGCGAATACCAGGGCTTAAATTTACTCAAGGGCAATTAACCAATGATGCCTCGGCTATATCGTTAGAGCGTGCATTGGCTAAACATGGTGGGCAGGATTTAACACAGACACAAAGGGAAGTTGCTAACAAAGTATTGCGGAATTATTATGCTTCTAAAGTATCTGGCGCAGGTCAAGCCGGAGAATTTGCCAAACAGGTGAAGGTGACTCAAACTCATTTGGAAACAGCATCTAAAGAGGCAACGGATGCAGTGCAGTCTGAAGTAAATAGGCTATCTCAACACATGGATGAGCAAGTTATGGGGAAGACCATACACGGTACACTGTCAGCAGGTAAGCAGGCTGGTAGAGCTAAGGCTAAGGCATTGTATGATGCCATACCGGATGTGCAGGTAAAATCTGAAAACCTCGTACAGACCATAGATGATATTTACAAGGATTTTGATCCTATCGTAGAAAAAGGCACAAATATTCCAGGGTCTTTACTTAAAGGTCTTAGGAGTAAATTAGTTGTAAAGGAAACAGGTGGAACGATACTGGATGCTACTGGTAAGCCTATGCAGGGCGCAAGGGAGACAATCAAGCCTATCAGCTTTAGCGAATTACGGAAGCTACGTAGTCAGGTTATGGCAGAAGTAAGAACTGCACAAGGTTCTGCAACACCAAATGACCAATATGTCAGGCGGCTAAAAATGCTTCAGGATGGTATTGAAGATACCATAGATACATTATCTCAAAGAACTGATAAGGCTGGTGAATTATACCGGCAAGCATCATCATTTTATAAGGAATATGCGGGGAAATTCAAGCAGGGGACTGTAGCGGATGTATTGGCTAAGGGCAGGCGTGGAGAAGAAACCCGGATTGCTATGGCGAACATAGCAAGTGAGTTTGATTCACTTGATGGTATAGATGCCTTCAGGCGTGCTGTGGGAAACAATCAGACGGCGGCTACTGCCATGAAAGATTATTACAGTATAGATTTACTGAATAAGTCTAAAGACTCTTTAACGGGTGAAGTATCTGCCAAAAGAGCTATGGGGTGGCTTGCAAGAAATACCGGTAAACTGAAGAAATTAGGTATATATGATGAATTTAGCAATGTGGCTAAGATGAAGATAAAGGCTGATCAGAGTGTTAAATATTTAGATACCTACAATAAATCTGTGGCAGGTAAGATACTTAATGCCGACATTAATAATATGATAACTGAGGCTTTCAGTGGCAGTAAAAACTATGCTCAAAGTGCAGCTAAACTTATGGTATTGGCGAAGGGAAATAAAGCGGCTGAAGCTGGTTTAAAGAAGGCATTTGCGGATAATATTATTAAGCAATCAGAGACTACGGCAACGGACTTTTTCCAAATGGGCGGGGAAACTGTATCGGATATAGAATTCACACGATCACTTGCTAAGCTCACAAACCAGATAAGAAAATATGCACCGGCAATGAAGGTCATATATAGAGATGAACCGGAAAAAATTAAAGCATTAATGGATGTCTGGAAGGCTTACAACACGATAGGCAGGACTGCTAAATCACCTATTGGCGGCGGGTCTGATACGGCTGAATTATCTTTTAAAATAATAGATATTTTGGGAGGGGCTGCCCTACCTGGCAAATGGCAGATATTGCAAAAAGCAAGAAGCATAATAGATAGTCATGGTAAACATGGTGCTGAATTATTTTTACGTAGAGCCATGTTTGATCCTGATTATGCAATAGTGTTACAGAATATTGCTAAGGGTAAACCGTACAGTGTGAGTAATTTTGAAAGGCTCATAACTGGGGCATTGGTCACAATGGGAAATGATAACAAGGAGGCAAAATGAGATTCGCATTTCAATCTGTAGCAAAAGACGGGCGTGAGATATGGGTTTCCTAAAAGGTAATATACCGCACAATAAAGGAATTAAGGGAGTTATGGTTATATGGAATAAGGGAACTAAGGGAATTATGAAACCTAATAAAACTTCTATTAAAAAGGGAACGAGATTATCTCCTGCTACGGAATTCAAACAAAACGATATACCATGGAATAAAGGCATGCCTGTTTCTGCTGAAACAAAAGAAAAATTATCAATAGCGCTTAAAGGAAGATCTTCATGGAATCGTATTAATTTATCTGGGAAAAAAATAGGAAGATTAAACGTTATTGAATGTGTCGGATATCATAAAACAGAGAATAAAAAAGATAAAAGATTACATTATAAATGTATATGTTCTTGTGGTAATGAAATAATAGTATTAGGAACTAACTTAACAAATGGTGGTCAAGTTAGTTGTGGTTGTTTTAGTGCAGAACAAGCAAGAGATAGGTTGATTAAACCTCATGGAGAAGCATCTTTTAATTCACATTATTATAGATATAAAAGATGGGCAAAGAAAAGAAGTATTCAATTTTCCCTATCAATCACTGAATTTAAAGATATTATCATTAAGCCTTGTTATTATTGTGGTGATTTCCCTACAGAAAGAATAAGTAAAAGAAAGCACAATGGTTATTTTATTGGGCATGGCATTGATAGGGTTAATAATGATATTGGTTATACAATAAGTAATAGCGTATCTTGTTGTAAACATTGTAATATAGCAAAATCCACCCTAAGCATAGGTGATTTTCTTACGTTAATAAAAAATATATATAGTAAACATATTTTATCAAAAGGAGGAGAATAATGCGCCATATTTTTCAATCACATTTTAAGGATGGCCAAGGACGTGTAATTTCGGGAGCAACAGTTACTGTTTATCTTACTAATACGACAACGATTGCAACTATTTACAGTTCCTTAACAGGCGGCAGTCCTGTAACGAGTGTTACTACGGCAGCCGATGGATCATTCGCTTTCTACGTCTCGGATTCGGATTTCAGTCTTAATCAAAAGTTTAAGATCACCCTTACAAAGACTGATTTCGCCACGAAGTCTTACGACAATATCACTATCTTTGCACCTGTACCAACGGCCATATATTACGTGGATGCCAATGAAACAGATCAGGGAGCGGTTGGCAACGGCTATTCCCTCAAGGACATCATAGATGCGGCAGGGTCAAACAATGTGACGATAAAGTTCAGGAACAGTTCCGGCTCTGCTACGACATCGTATACATTGACAACATCGGAGACTATACCGGCTACTTGTGCCATAGAGTTAGAGCAGGGAGCTAAGATTGTTCAGGGTGGTACGGCCACACTTACTATCAACGGCCCTGTAGTTGGCAAACCGATGCACCAGTGGCTGAGTGGGTTTGCGGCGGATACAATAGTATTTAATGGAGGAATAATATGTCCTGAGTGGTTTGGAGCTAAAGGTGATGGGGATGGCATTGGAGGAGGAACAAACGACTATATAGCGCTGCAACTCGGATTAAATATAATCAATTTACGAGTAAACGCTACAACATTAAAATTTAATAAAAGAATATATAGATGTGACTCCAAACTCACTATGATTAGTAGTGAAACTGGAGGCAACAGGCACACTAATGTACGTATTATTGAGGGCAATGGGGTAATTATTGATTTTTCTGCGTCTGGGTTGACTGGAACTATTAGCCAGACGTTTAGGAATATTTTATTAAATATAGGAACAGAAGTTAATATATCAGACCCAGCAAGTCCTGAGTGCATTATAGAACAAGGGTTGCTAAAGGTGTCAGATTTGAAGATTATTGGGCCTGAAATACGTAGACCAGATACACCAGACGCAACTATTCCACTAACGGCTACTGTCGGTTTAAGATTACAACTTGCAAGTGATGTACAGCTAAATAATATAATAGTTACAGATTGCACCGCAGGATATGAAACTAAAGATAGCTTCCCAATTAATGCCAATAATGTGATTGCACGTAATTGTTGGATAGGTAGATATATCTTAGGTGGTAGCACTATTGCACAGTGGATTGGTTTTTCCGCCGTGCAGTGCGCATATGCAACTATATTGCAATCATCAACTATCAGTACATCGCCTATATATGGATATGCCGCATCTATATCAGACCAAACTTTTTCCGGTGATAGGGTTGAGGATTGTTGGTATGCTTATGTTATTTATCCCCATGATGCAGCAATAAGAAATATACGTATACTTGACACTTATGGTGAAGGCACTTTATATGATTTTGCCATTAGTGGTTTTGCCTTTAATATTGACTATATTGGAGCACCAGCATCAACACTAACAACCCCTACATCAGTAATAGTAGATAGGTTGTTTATGTTTCCAGGAAAAGCGGCTTTTAATGGTGCCTCTGGGTCATATAAGTTATTACGAGTCCCGTTGAGTCCTGATGCAAACCACGCCCATTGCAAATTAACATTACCTGGGTTAACTTCTGATATTTCAGGAACTTTTTTAAAGTCTATTATTGAATTGATAGGTAATGACACAGGTAATGCAGGGGTAATTAATATTACTGATAATAGTGGCAATAATGTAATGACTATAGACGCCTATAATCAGTATATTAGAACTAATAGGCTATATATAGACTCTGAGGGGAGTGGGATAACAGGAACAATATTATTAACCAATACTACAGAAGATGCGGGTGGTGGGGCCTCTACATTACCTACATCAGATGCAACACATGGGCCTTCTAATGCTGTTGGCGATGGGTGGGTTAAACTATTCGTTGGAACCCAAACTGTTTGGGTTCCATACTGGAATGATTAGTTAACTTAACACCCTTGTCAGCTATGGCGAAACATGATTTAATTTCTTGACAGGATTTCTCAGCAGGTGTAAAGTTACAGCATAACTCAACGGTAGAGGACGCTACCATCAACTTTAAACTTATACATAGCCCCCAAAGACAGCACGATACCCGTTGTGCCATACTGCGTCCTCAGTCGTCTTTTGGGGGCTTTTTATTATTTTAAGGGAGGGACAAATGTCTTTTAAAGCGATTTTAGATTCACCACGTCCGCTAAAGAGCGGGCTGGTAACAGTCACAATGACCTGCAAAAAATCAGATTTGCACAGTATAGTTGACCTTATGGGTTTAACGGTTACAGTTTACGGTGAAAACGAAGCGCAAATCACAGACGACAGGGCGGTATCCCTTGCACGTATCAGGAGCCTTGCCGAGCAGGTGGCGGAGGCTATTGACAAGGAGCTTCAGGCTAATGACGATAGCGAGGCAAAATGGACTACGGGTTTAATGACAGCAATGGAGTTTGAGAAGGAGAGTGGAAAATGATCGAACTATCAGAGCCGGAAACACCGGCATTTCTTAAAATGGGATTTTTCGGCAATACTGCAACAGGCAAGACCTTCACGGCGGCAAAGGTATTGTCACAGTTCATTAGGGATTTCTGTCCTGATAAACAGCTTTGTTTCTATGATACAGAACCTTCGGCGGGCTATATCAAGGACATGGTTTACGAGATTACCGGAAAGAAGCTTCTTGCCATTCACAGCCGGTCATTTTCAGACTTAGTGCAGTTCATGGACTTATGCAGGGACAAGGGACATGTGGCGTTAATTGACTCGATTACCCATCCGTGGCGGTCACTCGTTGAGGATTACCTCTCAGCGAAGCGTAGCAGGGTCGCAGGGGTCGGTGGCAATGCCGCTAATACAAAACTGTCCCTGAAGGACTGGGGGCCGTTAAAAGAGATGTGGGGCGTGTTCTCGTCTAAATTTGCATGGGATCCTATTCATGTCTGCATTGTCGGACGTGAAGGAGACGTATGGGAGTCTGAAGAAGACGAAGAAGGCCACTCAGAAATGAAAAAGACTGGCGTTAAGATGAAGACGGAGACCGAAACAGGATTTGAACCGTCCTTATTAATACAAATGAAATTGATTAATAGTCAACATTTGGCATATGTGGTCAAAGATAGGTTTAATGTACTCACTGGCAAAACTTCAGGCAATAACCCTGATATAGAATTCTTCATGCCTCATATTAAAAGGATCAACCTTGGCGGTCAAGGCTACACCGAAAACAAGCCGGAGCCGGTGTTCAAGAATACTTATGGATTAAGCCTTGAGACAATCAAGGTTCAGAGGGCAGCGATCTTAGAGACCATCAAGGATGATATGATGCTGTTATATCCGGGTATGACGGCAGATGACAAGACTGGCAGGATAAAATTAATGCGAAAGGCTTTCGGGACATCAAGCTGGACATCTTTGGAGGAGGATTACAAACAATTCCCGAAAGAAAAACTTGAGGCAGGGCTGGCAATAATCAAGGCTTTACAACCTAAAGAGGAGGAAACAGTATGTCAAGAAACATAGACGATATAGCAACCGGAGATTTTTCATTTCCCGAAGCTGGAAAGCATGGCTGTCGGTGTATGGGATGGAAAAAGGTGTTGGCAAAGAATTCAGGCAATAGCGGGATTGAACTCAGATGGGCTACCCATGACGGCGAGAGCAGCTTCACAGATACCCTGTGGCTGACCCCTAAAGCGATAGGAAGGCTTGCTTTGGTGGCAAAGAAGCTATGTTCAGGTGCAAGGGAGCTTGAACTGGACGATGACGATTCTAAGGCCATATGGCAGCTTGCAGAACTTATCGAGGAGACCATTGAGGGTGTCAATGCCATTGTGGAAATTGTAGCTTACAAGGAAACCTTTATACATGAGTCAGGTGACAAGATCGGGCAGAAGGAAACCAGGGATAAGAAGCGAGTGGCATTTGCCGGATATGAAAGAGATGAGGCAGAGGATATTTTTTAATGGAAGTTAAGTGCAATAAAACTGGGAAATATACAAATACCTGTAAGGAGTGTAAACATAGCATAGCTCATCAGGCAGATAAATGTACGAAGTGGGATAATTGCGGGATTATAAGTGTCCGGTGCTGTAACGTGAAATTTAACCTGAAATGCTGGGATAAAACTTAATCTAAAGGATGAACTATGAAAACGTATGTAGGCATAGATAACGGTGTTTCTGGAACCATCAGCATTTTGACAGAGCAGAGCGTGTATCATTTCGACACGCCCGTAAAGAAGGAGCAATCTTATACCAAGACAAAGCAGATGATTAGCCGGATAGACTATGTAGGTCTCAGGGATGGCCTTATGGGACGCTTAATGGGCAATTCTGGCGTCTTCTGCCTTCTGGAAAGGCCGATGGTTAACCCTGGACGGTTTAAGGCCACAGCGTCAGCTCTGAGAGCTTTGGAGGCTACTTTGATTGTACTGGAGCGGCTCAATATTCCCTTCCAATACATAGACTCAAAGGAGTGGCAACGGTACTTGTTGCCTAAAGGAATTGAGAAGGATGAGTTGAAGAAGGCTGCCCTTGATGTTGCGAAACGGCTGTTTCCACAGGTGCAGACTAAGGATGCAGATTCATTATTAATCGCTGAGTATGCAAGGAGGATGAGATTATGACTTGTAAATCATGCGGCAAAGAAATTGTATGGCTGAAGACGAAAAATGGTAAAAACATGCCTGTGAACGCTAACACAATACAGGGGAAAGAAACAATCTACGATCACAAGATTGGTCATATTAGCCACTTCAGCGATTGCAAGGATGCTGACAAGTTCAGGAAGTAGGAGGTTATAATTTTATCTTGACAAGATTATGGCTACCTGGTACATTGACGGGGTAATACTGGAAAACGTAAATACAGTATGATAAACCCATTAACCCTATCAAGAAATAGTCCTCGGAAGTCAGGTTGCGTTAACATCCTGAGACCCACAAAATCCCATTTTGTCGGTTTACGTCTTCCGGGGACTGTTTGTTTTTAGGAAGGGTATATCCATTCATGTCTTCACCGTCTCGTAGATGGGTTAAGGTTTGGCACGAAATTTTATCCGATCATAAATTTCAGGATTTATCGTTAGAACAACAAGCAAGATTCTATAATTTATTGGTATATATGTCTGTTCATGGGAATAAGGGAAACTTACAAATCAATCCTCCAGCACGATCTTTAATATCACTATTTCAATGTACTGATTTTGACCATTTATTGGTATGTTTAAAAACATTACCAAATATCAAAATTGAAACGCCATGTGATAACGCTCAACTTGGCGTTACATTTATAAACTGGTCAAAATATCAAATAGATTCAACCAGTTATGATAGGGTTCAAAGATACAGAGAAAAGCATAATGAAACGCTCCATGTAACGCCTATAGATAAGAGTAAGAATAAGAGTAAGAATAAGATAAGAAAAGAGAATACATTATATAGTCCGAACTCTGACGAGTTCCGACTTTCGGCTATTTTATTATCTTATATAAAAAACCGTGATACTACATTCAAGTCACCTGATCTACAGTCATGGTCAAAACATATTGATCTCATGATTCGAGTTGATGGACGATTAGTTGCCGAAATTGAAGACGTTATTAAACTTTGTCAACAGGATAAATTCTGGCAAAACAATATTTTATCAACGGACAAATTACGTAAACATTTCGGTCAATTAAAGCTGAAATTATTAAACAAAACTGCAACAACGGCCAACGATTTAGTAATGCAAGGGAAAATTCTACCATTATGAAAATATACGGTGATTATAAAATAGAACTGCAAGGCAGGACAGGGATTGAAGTAGCAACAACCTGTCCACAGTGTTCAGCAGTAAGAAAAAAGAAAAATAGTCGGTGTTTGTCAGTTAATACCGATAAAGGGGTATGGTATTGTCATCATTGTGGATGGGTTGGATCGTTAAAGTATGGGACGGAAAAACAACCGGAGAAACAACGGTATTATATTAAGCCGCAATATGCTGTCACTGGAAAACCATCGTCAAGCCTTTTTGAATGGTTTGGTAAACGCAAAATATCGAACGAAACAGTGCAAAGATATTCTATTTCTATACAGGAAGCATATATGCCTACTGTTGAAGGCAATATACCTTGCATTGCTTTTCCATATATCAAGGCTGGAGAAGTTGTAAATATTAAATACAGGTCAAAGCAGAAAGACTTTAGACAAATAGCCGGAGCAGAAAAAATACTATTTGGTATTGACGATATTAAAAATGAATCATGGGCAATTATTGTTGAAGGTGAAATTGATAAATTGTCTTTTGCGGAAGCTGGTATTTATAATGCTATATCTGTTCCAGATGGTGCGCCGCCTCCAGGATCAAAAAGCTCTGATATTAAATTTGAGTATCTTGAAAATTGTAAAGATTATCTGGATAAATTGGAGAAGATAATAATAGCAGTTGATAATGATCCTGCAGGGAAAACATTAGAACAGGAATTAATACGGCGATTAGGTATTGAAAGATGTTGGCGGGTTACATGGCCTGAAGAATGTAAAGATGCCAATGATATTTTATTGCATTATGACAAGGATGAGTTGCATAGATTAATTAATGAAGCAAGACCATACCCGCTTGAAGGTGTTATTGAGCCGGATGATGTTATATTTGATGTATTAGCATTGTATCAGCAAGGGGTTAAATTGGGGGTGTCAACAGGATGGATAGGGCTTGATAGACATTATACTGTAAGGCCAGGCGAAATGACTATAATTACGGGAGTGCCGTCTCATGGAAAATCGCAATTTCTTGATGCGATGATGGTTAATATAGCACTCGAAGAAGGATGGCGATTTGCCATTTGTAGTCCTGAGAATTTACCAGTTGAACGGCATATAGCAAAATTGATTGAGCAGTATTCAGGGTTTCCATTTCATGAAGGCTATAACATGAGGTTGCCCGCAGAAGAATTATCCAATTGCATGACATGGCTGAATAAATATTTCAAATTTATCGTACCCGAAGAAACCATGAGTATTGAGAAATTAATAGAAACAGCCAAAAAAGTTGTTAAGCGATATGGAATTACTGGACTTATTATTGACCCTTGGAATGAATTTGATCATACAAGGCCAAATGGAGTATCTGAAACAGAACACGTGTCAATATATCTTGGCAAGTTAAGAAGATTTGCACGAAACAATAAGGTTCATGTTTGGGTAGTAGCACATCCGCAAAAATTATATCGTAATGCTGATGGTTCATATCCAGTGCCTACTCCATACGAGATTAGCGGTTCAGCACATTTTAGAAATAAAGCCGATAACTGTTTAACTGTATGGCGAGATGAACAGGAATATAATCGGGATGTTAAGATTTTTGTACAGAAAATCAGGTTTAAGGAAATAGGTAAAACCGGAGAAGTTACACTGCAATATAATTCAGTGAATGGTAAATATAAAGATACGGGGGTATTAGCATGAAATATGATAGAAAAGCACACCCTTTAATTTATAAAGGGAGATTGTACAGAAGCACGTTAGAGGTTAAGTGGGCAGTGTTTTTTGATTATTTAGGATGGAAATTTGAATATGAACCTATGAGCTTCAATAATTGGATTCCTGATTTTGCATTATATGGGCATAATCAGATAATTTTGATTGAAGTAAAACCTATTTGTGAATTTGATAAAGAAGTTGCAGCAAAAATATTGACTGCATCAGGAGGTAAATATGAAATATTATTGTTGGGATTAAAACCTGATTGGGAAACTAATCGTTTAGGATGGCTTTATGAAAAAGACTGGGGCATGGGTTGGGATGAGGGTTGGATAAATGCAAATAAGAAATATGGTTTTTATCATTGTTCGGGTAGTTATAGAGACCGTATAACTGGTGAATATGATGGAGATAATCATTTGAGGACACCAATGCTGAATGAAATAGAATTATTATGGAATGAAGCATGTAATAAAGTTCAATGGTTAAAATAACGAGGAGGGTATCATGTCTGAGATAACTTTTATCGCAAGTTTACACAAGGTTCAAATTGACAGAGAGGGCGAGTCGAGGATCACGCTAACCATTCCGATGTCAGAACGGGAGGCGGTACTTGCTGTCAGTATGCTCACAGAGACGGCTTTGCGTGTTCTGGTAGCAGTTGACGGGGCTGGGAATACCGGAGGCAGGGCTGAGGGGTAAGACGGGTTAAAACGGCAAATAGGGGGCTTAAAATGGATTATATGGACTGGAAACAGGACAAGTTATACCAGAAATACCTGATATTGGGATATAAGGAATGGGAGTCTAAGGCACAGAAAACACTCAAGGGGACGCCGTATTTTGTGCAGAAAGGATTCATTGAGGGGAATACGATATTGTTTTTCATCACGGTGTATGTATATCTCCATGATGATGGCAAGATAGGGTATAGGCCTGAGATACAGTTTAGAACTAAGGACAAAAAATATATTGAAGTTATGGTCATCGAGGATAATGTCACCCCTACATGGCTGGAGAAATTCTGTATGAGGCTGTACCGGCAGATGGAATGTCTGCCGTATGGGAAAAAAGACTCTTGACAGACATGTAATATTTTGGTATAGTTCACATTGTGAAATCTATGGTAGGAAAATCACACACAATTAAACTACTAACCCATATGGGGGTTTTGGTGTCCGTCAGCAGTAATGCTATCGGGGGCGACTTACCACGCCTTTCACAACACCAAAATCCCCATATTTGTTTGTGGAGGGACAAAGATGCTTCGTGCCCATAAAATCAGACTATACCCTAACAATAAGCAAGAGACCCACTTATTGCAGTCTTGTGGTGTAGCTCGCTTTTCTTATAATTGGGCATTGGGTGAGTGGGGGCGGCAGTATAAAGAAGGCTTAAAACCGTCAGAGATGAGCCTACGGAAACAACTCAATGCCGTGAAAAGAGAGGAGTTCCCCTGGATGATGGATGTTTCCAAATGTGCGCCACAGGAAGCCATCATAAATCTCGGCATAGCCTTCAAAAACTTCTTTGCAGGACGGGCAAAGTATCCAAGATTCAAGAAGAAGGGGCGGAGAGATTCGTTTAAGCTGACCGTTGGACAGTTTGAGGTTAAGAATTTTAAAATCCGGATTCCCAAAATCGGATTGGTTAAGATGCGTGAAGCTCTTAGATTCTCAGGCCGTCCAGTAAGTGTAACAATCTCTCGTATAGCTGATGAGTGGTATGCCTCTATTGCTGTTGAGACCAATGATTTACCTGCCAAGTGCGAAAACCAAGCTGCGGTAGGAGTTGATCTCGGTATCAAGATGCTTGCCACGTTTTCAGATGACAGACAGAGTATAGAGGGTGCAAAAGCATTCAAAGTTTTATTGCCAAGGTTACGCCGCTTGTCTCGTTCTGTCAGTAGAAAAGTAAAAGGTTCGTGCAATAGAAAGAAAGCTGTTCTCAAACTGGCGAAACTCCATGCTCGCATTGCCAATGTTCGCAACGATAGTATCCACAAGCTCACAACCATGCTCACTTCCAGTTATGCGTGGATTGCTATTGAGGACTTGAATGTCAAAGGCATGATGAGTAATGGTAAGCTGGCACGGCATATTGCAGACGGCGCCTTTTCAGAAGTACGCCGCCAGTTGGAATACAAGGCCAAGATGAGAGAAAACCATGTGGCCGTTGTCAGTAGATGGTTTCCTTCATCGAAAACCTGTAACGTATGTGGGTGTATCAACAAATTCCTCACTCTTGCAGACAGGGAATGGACATGTTTAGGATGCGGAGCAGTTCACGACAGAGACAAAAATGCAGCAAAGAACATACTTGCCGTGAGTTGCACGGTGACGGCCTGTGGAGGGAACGGCGCTGGCTCCGGTCGAAAGACTGGAACGAAACTGTCCCCCGTGAAGCAGGAATATAGCAGCAAATCCACATTTAATCAGATTTGCGTAGGTCTATAGGAACGGTTGGCTCAGAAAGCAGTCCCGTAGCCGGACGAGGAGAACATTGACGGTATGGGTAGCGTCAGGGGCTATCAGGAGCAGGAAGGCAGGGAATATATAATGCTATTTAAGTCTACCATATCAGGTTACGAGGTTACATATTGCAATGTCACAGGGATTTATCAGGTGCTTGACGGGGAAGCTGTATTGAAGGAATCTAAGAGTTTTAATGTTATAGAGAAATATATAGAGACTGACGGTAGCAGCGAAAAGAAGGAGAAGAAGCAGAGGTTAGAGAAAAAAATGATATTTTACGGATATGGCAAATATGAAGAGGGAACAATCACCAGTATGGCAGAGGAAAGCAGGTATGGTTCAGGGTCTCAAGTATGGCTCATGATTGACGGCAAAAGACAGAAAGAACTATTAAGGGATTGCCTTGATTATAATAAGGAAAATTTGAATAAGATTGCTGAAATTAAGTTACTGGAGAAACAGAGAGAAATATTAGGTAAAAATATTACAACGATACATAATTCGCTAACCAAGGTCACATTGGCAATGTTGGTGCAAGAATGACCTGTCCTGTAGACAACGATAATAAGGATCAGGCATATATAGGCAAAAAGTCATGTGGATGTGTTGTCGCAATTACGACGGGTAGCAAAAAGGAGATGGCTAAGGATGTACGAGGATACCTTATGTCAGGGTATGACGTGGAATTGACAACCATAAAAGATGGGAAAAGTAGGCTGAAGAGATGTGTTCACGATAAGAAATAAGGTAGCGGGAGCGATGGTATCTAAGAACACTACGGATACCCTAAGACGCTGAAAGAATATCGGTAGATATACCGACGGTCGCCTCCCGCTAAGGAGAAAAATCATGACGACAGAAAACAAAGACACGGTAATAGAAGCGTTAATAGAACGGTTCGGAAAGCCTGTAATGTATGCGGGATATTGCATAATAGGAATGTCTGAAGCTCAGCAAAATACAGACCTTATTCGTGCCTCCTGTGAGAACATTTACCAGTCTGGATATTTGCAGGGTAAGTACGATGCGCTGGAGGAGTTCCTGAAGGCGTGTAAGGGAGAGAAAATATGAAAATCGGCGATAAAGTAAAATTAATTTATGACGGACGACCATTAACGAGGATTATACATGTATGAGTGTACACAAATATGACTGGTTCGGCTGGTTAATATTGACGGCATTTATATTTACCGGCCTTGGTTACGCCTGGCGATATGGACAGGAGCGAGGTATACAGGAGCGTAGTTACGAGGCCGCTGCTGAGGAGTTGTCGGCGGTAGTCAGAGAGGATATATGCAGATAATAAATGCTTGTAGTAACTGTAAGTGGTGGGATAAAGATTCAAGGTGTCAAGTATCCACATACGCCGGAGTAATGACAGAAGGTTCCTTTTGGTGTTTACATTACTCTAAGGGGGAAGTATAGAAATGAACGATAAAAATGAACACATACCTACATCAGAAATCAGACAAGATATTTTAGATACAGAAAACGAGATAATACAAATGACGAGGGAAAAGCAAGCGTTTGAATTATTAGGGGATAGAATATCTTTTATGAAAGCACATGCACGTCAGACTGGAATAAAAGAACGTCAGGAATTTATTTTAAGATTACAAGAGATATTGAAGTTAAGGGGAGAGAAATGAGGGAGTATATTTCGGAAGAAGGCAAGATATTCGAATTCTATAAAAAGATATATTCGGAGAAAACGATATATACTGAATATATTGAAATAAAGTATAACAGAAGATTAGAAAAATACGAGATAACTCATACAAGTAGTTGGTCTGATGGATCTGCTCAAGGACATGGTTATCTGGTTGGCATAGAGGAACTATTATCGCTCCAGAAGGCGGTTAGATGGGCAATAAAACATCATGAGGGAGTTGTACTATGAAAAAGCATATTTCAGAAGTAGAGATATGTGATGACACGAAACCTAATCATAGGTTTGGTAGTAGTTGTGAAAACTACCACAAAGACGATTTTTGCCTCCTCTGCGGCTATTTCATGGAGGGTGACAGGCTCTATCTTGAAATACACGGCTCTAACGGTGCGTTGAACCGTGTCAAGGATATAGATAGCAGTCAACCATATGTTTGTATGAAGTGTGCGGAGCAGTTTCGAGCGTTTCCACTTAAGAATTATCATGTACACCCCAACAAACTAACTGACTTTATCAAGGAGGGAAAGAAATGAAAATAGAATTAAACGAAGAATCAGCGTGGGCTGTAAGTATTATCGCTATTGGTTTGGCTACAGCGTTAACGGTGTCGTTATTACTTAGCTATTACCGCCTTAAAGTAGAAAAACTTACCGAGATAGTGAAGGCCGGAGCGAATCCTGTAGTTGTAAGATGTGCCTTATACCAGTCCTGTCCGGCAACAGGGCTAATAGTTGTGGAGAAACAGCCATGATTAATTTTCTGATAGGATTTTTCACCTGTGCAACAATAGCCTGTGCGCTGTTTGTGTATGTTAAGGTAGCGAATGCAGAAAGGAGGAAATATCCATGACAGATGAGCAAGAGCAAGTTAACAAGCGTCTCCATGAGATTGTTGGGTTATGTTGGCGTGGTAGTTTTATTGAGTTAGGATTTCAGAAGTATACTCGTACTGATTTTGTCAACACGTGGGAAGGCTTCGGTATCCTGTGGGAGTTTATGCGGAAACATGAACGGTGGGAGAAATTTGAAGCTGAGAACGGTGGTTATAGTTTACACAATGAAGGATATGTAGCTGTTAGTTTAATAGCTCCCAATATCCTTGCAAAAGCAGTGGTGGAGTTCTTTGAGGAGAAATAACATGATTAACCGGCTTTTATGCCTACTGTTTGGACACGGATTTGACGAGAAGGACAAATTCCATGCCTGTGTCTGTATCCCATCCCGACCAGCGGAGTTATGGTGGTGCAACAGGTGTAAGGTTTACTACAATGATGAGGAATAACAAAGGAGGATTTATGGAAAAAATAGATAGAAAATACCAAATATCAGCGGTTTCAGTAGAACACAGGCATTCTCACAGCGAGTTTGATTCCGTATTGTTTCTTGCTAAAGACAAGGCTTTAGTTCCAACTCTACAGTTTTACTATGGGGAATGTATTAGACAGGGAGCTGATAATAATCAATTGCTTGGCATCACTCTTCTAATAGAGCGTGTTCAAAGATGGCAATTAGAGAATGTGGATAAATTAAAGGTCGCTGATATAGATTTACCTGCGGGGAGATCTATTATAGAACCCAATAGGCAATAACAAACAGCGGGAGTGCTGGATATGAAAAAATGTAGAATTTGTAATGAAATTAAACCCCTAATGAAAGGAGAAAGTAATGAAAGAATTAGATTCAAATGCTGAAAATTTGAATGGAGGATAGAAAATGATTACTGAAGATGAGCTTGGTCACTTGCAGCACATGCTCGGAGTAGGCATCCATATCTCTAAACGGAATTGGGGCTATAGAAATTATTTTTGTGCATCCCCTGAACAAGAAAAAGAATTCTTGAATTTAATGCGGAATGGGTTTGTTCAGATCGGTAATAGATCTAATTTATATGTATATTATCATGCCACAGAATTGGGGTGTGTTGTCGTAGGATTAAACAAAAAGCAAACAAATAGAGCACTGCGGAGGCCATAATGTTAAAACACATAACAGTACCGATAATCATTGACGACCATGAGCTGGAGAAATGCGGTAAGTGTGAATTTTTAAACATATGGGGCGTTAGCGATTGTGTACTATTTAGTAAGCCTATAATTAATCATAACCGTTGCCAGCAATGTATGGAGGAGGCAAAATAATGGAAACAGTAACAATATCAAAAGAGGAATATGAAAAGTTATTGAAAAAAAGTAGAAAATTACGTGCTCTCGAAAATGGTGGTGTGGATAACTGGGAGTGGTATGATGAGTCTTTGACCAAATATTATGATGATGAGGAACGTAGGGAGAGTGAGGGTAAATGCCAAACATAGACAAGACATGCACGACATGTTCAAATAGACCATAAGAATGGAAATGGATTAGATAATCGTATGGAAAATTTAAGATTTACAGATTTATCACATAATTTGGCTAACAGACCCAAGAGAATTAACGGAACATCTGAATTTAAAGGTGTTTCTTATCATAAAATACATAAAAAATGGCAAGCAAGAGTAGGGCATAATGGGAAAGCATTTTTAGGTTATTTTGGCACTGAGGAAGCCGCTGCATTGGCAT